CCACTTCGAAATGATGAAATATTATCTGAATTATCAACTGCGTTAAAAGGTTTTGCAGGAAAATATAATATTTTTGTTAGAGCTGGGACACAGGTTAATGGAAAAATTCGTGATGAAGATATTGAAATTAGTAGAACAGAAAGTGCAATTTCTGGTTCAAAGGCTGTAATTAATAAAGCTGATTATGGAGTTATTATCGCGCAACCAACAAAGCAAGATTTACACAATCTTCGCGATATTATTAGTGAAGGTTTTAATGATAGAAAACCAGATTATTGTCATTGGATTTATAAGAATCGTGCAGGTTTTAAGAATATTGTTATTTGGACACAATTAAATTTAGGAACTATGCAAGAAATTCCATTATTTGTGACAGATTATCAATATCAATTAGTCGACAATATTGATATGATTGTCGCTTCAACTGTTATCAATAACAAAGATATAGATATTCAAACAGGAAATGTAAGTAAAGAAGAAAAATTTGATTTTTAAAAAGGCGGTTTAAAAATGTCGAGCATTCAACAAATTAAAAATAATATGACAATCAAATCAGTTTTTAATTTGCTTGAAGAAGCTCAAGCTCATCCAAAAATTATTGAAAATAATACAATGATTGAGGCTGTCACAGTCTGTCATCATGGAAATAAGCGCAAATTATATTATTATCAAGATGGTAAAAATTTTGTATGTTACACAAATTGTGGAAGTATGCAAATTGTTGATTTTGCAATGAAATTATTTAATTGTGATTTTAATAAAGCAATAAGAATACTTGAGAAAAAATTTAATGTTTCAAACTTTAATGTTGGTAATTTTGTAGATGAGTCTAATATTGAATTAAATGAAAATATTGATATTCCTAGTGTTGATGTTGCTAAAACTTTAAATAAAGGAAGTGATGTTCCAGAGATTGAAATTCCACCTATAGATAAAAATATTATAAATTCATTTTATGATATTTATCCAAGCTCATGGTTAAAAGAAGGAATTTCAAAAGAGTCAATGAATAAATATCATATCAAGTTTGACGTCTTAAATCATAGAATCATTATTCCAGCATTTAGAAGTGATGGAGAATTAATTGGAATAAGATGTCGGGATATTGATGAAAATAGGCTTCGTAACGGAGGTTCTAAATATTATCCAATCTTTTTTAATGGAAAAGTGCTCCGGTGGCCTACAGGAAGCTCTCTGTACGGCCTGGACATATCTAAAGATAGTATCAAAAAGAATAAAAAAGTAATTTTATTTGAAGGTGAGAAGTCTGTATTGAAGCTTGATAGATATTTAGGTGAAAATAATATTGGATTAGCATTGTACGGGTCTAATTTCACAAGAATCCAGAAAAATACAATATTAGATTTAGGCGTTGATGAAATTGTTATTGCATTAGATAAAGAATTTGAAAAAGTTTATGATGAAAATTCTAAACTATATGCAAAAAAGATTGGTTCAATGGTTAAAGATATTAAAATGAGATGTAAAGTTTCTGTGTTATGGGATAAAAAAGGACAATTAGATTACAAAGATAGTCCAATAGATAAGGGCATTGAAGTTTTTAATGATTTAGTTCATAATAGAATATTTTTATAGGAGATTTTTTATGTTAAAATTAAAGCAATATAATAAAAGTATCGATGGTCAAGACATCATTGATGGAATTTTAAAAAATCATGGTGTAGAAAATATTAATATGTATAAACATATTGAGTCTTTTGATATTAATGAAACTGATTGGCATGATTATAGCAATATGATGTTAGTTGCAAAAAACATCAAACATTGGCTGTCACAACCAGCTTCAATTGGTGTTGTTGTAGATGATGATGCTGATGGTTATACGAGTTCAGCCATGTTGATTCGCTACTTATCTCAAAAAATTAAAGAAGAAAATTTACCATCTAAATTAGTACCAATTATCTCATCTCGAAAAGAACATGGTTTTTCAAAAGTATTTGAATATAGTGAAAATAACAAAATTCCAGATTATTTAATTGTTGCTGATGCTGGTGCAAATGATATTTCATATATCAATAAATTAATTGGTCTGGGTAAAGAAATTGTTATTATTGACCACCATGATGTTGAAGATGAGGCAAGAAAATTCTTCAAAATTGGCAATTCAAAATGTGTAATGACAAATTGTATGTTTGAATCATCAGGAAATAAAAATTTGACTGGTGTTGGGATGGTCTATAAAGTATTACAAACTTTAAATGAAATTTCGACACAACAATACGATATTTCAAAATCATTATTTGCAATCGGTGAAATTGGTGATAGTGCAGATGTTAGTGATTTAGAAATTCGAAAAACAATGATTGAAGGATTAACAAATATTGATAGTCAATTTCTAAAAGTATTTTTCCCAGGTGAATATGACAATCCACTATCACCAAATTCTTTATCATTTTCAATTATTCCACGAATTAATTCTGTTGCACGAATTGGTAATATGGATGACCGCGAAATGCTTTTATGTGCTTTAAGTGAAAATGTTTCAGAAAATAAGATTGTCGTTAAGAAACGTAGAAAATCTAAAGTTGATGGAAAGTTTCATCAGGTAAATCTTGAATGGTCTTATTATGAATATTCAAAAGATTGTTTTGACAAATTAAAAGCAAAACAAGATAAATTTGTAAAAGATGAAGTCAAGAAAATTCAGTATGAATGTGAAGGCAATTTTAATTTAGGAATTGTTACTGATAGTGATGAAAAATTAGGTTCAGTTATTGGATTGATTGCAAATAAGATTATGTGTAAAACACAAAAACCTACAATTTTAGTTCATGAATTTAAAAATGGAGTATTTAACGGATCTTTGCGTGCACCTGGAACATTACTATTCAAAACTATTTTAGCAGATTCAGGTTTGTTTAATTTTGTTATGGGTCATGAACAAGCTGCCGGTGTTTGTTTCAATAAGAGTGCAATGGAATCAATTATTAATAAATTCAAAGATTTTGATTTTGGAATTGATTCACAAGATATTGTTGTTGATAAGATTTATGACAATTCAGTGTCAGGATTAGAGAACAATATTGAAAAGTTATGTAATAACGAATATTTATTTGGAGGAAGCATTTCAAATCCAGAACTTGGCTTTAAAGGAATTACTGTTAATAAGAACAAAATTAGTACCAGAGGAAAAACCGCATCATTTTACTGGAACAATATTAAATTTATGATGTTTAATGGTAATCCAATTAAGGAATTAATCACAAAAGGTTTTGTCGAAAAATTTGATTTTGATATTGCTGGTTCTATCATGGAAGATTGGAGTGGTTCACCAATGATTGCAATTGACTTCTTTAGTGGACAAAAGTCTAAAAATTCAACAATTATAAATAAGAAACCAGAAAAAAATAAGTCGATAAGCGAAGGTATTTTAATTGAAAATGGTAAATTTATTTTTTAAAAAACTATGTACTTTTTGCTAAGAATATTATATAATTATTATATAAAGTTAATTAAGGAGGAAATCAATTGTGGATTTTGATATTGGTTTTAATACAAATGCCGCCACCAAATCAGTAAAACTCTATACTGACGGAGCAAGTAGAGGAAATGTTGTTGGAGAATCTATTTGTGCTTATGCATTCTATGGTGAATATAATGGTTATGAAACTTTAGGTGGAAAAGCATTCGTCGGATATACCAATAATCAAATGGAATTAACTGGTTTAATTATTGGATTGAGAAATATTACGAATAAAAATCTTCCCGTTGAGGTTTATCTTGATTCGAAATATGTATTTGATTCAATTACAAAAAATTGGATGAAATCTTGGAAACGAAATGGTTGGACTAAAGATGGTGGATTGAAAAATGATAAATATTGGATGGCATTAGATGTTGAATTAAATAAATTTAAAAAAATTCATTTTAATTGGACAAAAGGCCATGCCAATAATTTTGGAAATAATATTGCAGATAAAAAATGTAATGATTTAATGGATAATTTTGAAGAAGAAGAATTGGGGTAATCATATAATGAAAAGCTCAGCGACAAAAAACAAGAATTTGAACAAGTCTTTTAGTAGTTTAGGATATGCTGCTGGTGGTGCTATTTCTGGTGTTAATATTTCTGGTGTTAGTATCCCTGGTGGATCAAATAAGGAACCTGAAAAGTTTAAGGGAAATTATTTTCAATGGATTAA